CGGCATTAGAAATGGCTCTCGCCGCCTTGCGCGGCCCTACCACCGCTTTGCCCAACGAGTGGGCGAGGGTGAAGGAGCGATTACCTGAGAAAAAACAGGATGTGCTTATGCTGTTTAACGCAGGGAATATGGCGGTTGGCTGGCTGAATGATACTGATTGGTGTGCTTATACAGATGATGGTTTTTATACTGATTGCGACAGTGCGCCTATCTACTGGATGCCCCTGCCAAAACCGCCGAAGGGCACGGAAGATGTTGCAGAAAACGCAACAACTGCCGAGCGCTGCGCGTGGCACGAATGGATCAAAGAACGGTTTGGCGGCGTGCGGTAAAAAAAGGAGGATGAAAACATGGAAATCAAGATCAACGAATTTGCCCAGGAAGTACACGAAAATGCCATAGCGCATGGCTGGTGGGACGAGGAGCGGAGTTTCCCAGAGGTTATCGCGCTCATTCACTCGGAGATCTCGGAAGCGCTGGAGGAATACCGCATGGGGTTTGGCCCGGATCTGATCTATCCGGGAAAGGACGGCAAGCCGGAGGGCATAGCGGTAGAACTCGCGGATGCAATGATCCGCATTTTGGACTATTGCGCCTGCGTTGGAATTGATATTGAAGAGGCGCTGAAACTTAAGCATGCGTACAACAAAGGAAGACCCTACCGGCACGGCGGAAAGGTGTGTTGAGAAGACATGACAACATTCACGGATGTTCAATACATTTGCCCGTTCTGGCACCGGCTGGCAATCAATGTGATCGAATGCGGCGAGATCATCGACGGGGCGATCCTGTCGCACCGGTTCGCGTCGCGCGCTGCCTGCGATGCGTATGCGCACCAATACTGCCGGTCGTTTAACTACGAACGGTGCCCCATCTATCAGATGGCGGCCCAAAAAATTGCAGAAAGTGACGATGGGGGTTAGAAAATCAGGCCGGCCCATGCTATGATGAAATCATGATAGCATAGGCCTTTGGCATGGAGGGTAAAATGGAGCGAAACATGCGAGATCCGCAGCAGATGCGCACGCAGAATGCGCAGCAGCCGTTGCCGGAACAGGCTGCGATTCTGGCGGCGCAGGCACGCGCACGAATCAGCAGACGCAAGCCGCACGGGATACCGGCGCGGAAGCGGCGTTGCTGGCGGCGCGGGCGCATGAATTGCTGCAAAAGTACCGCGCGGGCAAGGCGTCGCTCGATGCGCGCGTGGTGGAAAACGATCAATGGTATCGCCTGCGCAATTGGGAGCACATAAACCGCTCGGAGAATCCGGGCGACCCAGAGCCGGTGAGCGCATGGCTGCTGAATTGCCTGGCCAATAAGCACGCCGACGCGATGGACAACTATCCCGAGCCGGTGGTGCTCCCGCGCGAAGCGGGCGACCAGGCGGACGCGCAGATTCTCTCCGCAGTGCTGCCGGTGATCCTGGAACAATGCGGATTTGAACAGACGTATTCGGACATGTGGTGGCGCAAACTCAAGAGCGGCACGGGCGTGCTGGGCGCGTTCTGGAACCCGACCAAAAATGGCGGCCTGGGAGATGTGGACATCCGCTGCATCGATATCCTCAACCTGTTCTGGGAACCGGGCGTGACGGACATCCAGGATTCGCAAGGCGTGTTCCACGTGGAATTGCGCGATAACGACAATTTGTTGCGCCAGTATCCGCAGCTGGAAGGGCGGCTATCCACGCCCACGGCGGAAATCGCGCAGTATGTGCACGACGACACCATCGATACGGCGGGCAAATCCGCGGTTGTGGACTGGTACTACAAGCGCGGAAGCGTGCTGCACTACGCGAAAATCGTAAACGATGTGGTGTTGTATTCCTCCGAGGGGGACACAGAATATGCGCAGCGAGGGTTCTACGACCACGGCAAGTATCCCTTTGTGTTCGACACGCTGTTTCCCTGCGAGGGCGCGCCCGCTGGCTTTGGATACCTGGATGTGTGCAAGGACGCGCAGATTTACATCGATAAGCTCGATCAGGTGATCCTCAAAAACGCGATCATGGCAGGCCGTCCGCGCTGGTTCGTGCGGCAGGACGGCATTGTGAACGAGCAGGAATACGCCGATTGGACGCGGGACTTCGTGCACTATCAGGGCACGGGGAACCCGGAGGAGCACATCCGGCCCATCGAAGTAGCGCCGCTCGATGGTTCCGTGATCACGGTGCGAAACAACAAGATCGACGAGATGAAGGAGACTAGCGGCAACCGCGATTTCAGCCAGGGCGGCACCACCAGCGGCGTGACGGCGGCTTCGGCCATCGCTGCGCTGCAAGAGGCGGGCAGCAAGCTCTCGCGCGATATGATCAAGTCCAGCTATCGCGCCTTTCAACAGGTGTGCTACCTGGTGCTGGAGCTGATCCGGCAGTTTTACGATGAGCCGCGCTCGTTCCGCATCGTGGGCGAGCAGGGCGCAATCCAGTACATTCAGTATTCCAATGCGCGCATCCGCCAACAGGCCCCGGGCATGGAGTTCGGCATGCAGGTTCCGGGGCGCGTGCCGGTGTTCGATTTGCAAATCCGCGCGCAAAAATCCAACGCATTTTCCACGTTGGCGCAAAACGAACTGGCCAAGGAGTTCTACGGACTTGGTTTCTTCAACCCGCAGTTATCCGATCAGGCATTGGCGTGCCTTGAAATGATGACGTTCGAGGGCAAGGATCGCGTGGTGCAGCGCATCACGCAAAACGGCACGCTTTACCAGCAGATCCTGGTGATGCAGCAACAGATGGCGCAGATGGCGGCGATCATCGACGCACAGAATGGCACCAACCTATCCGGCGCGCGCGGTGGCGATCAAAGCGCCCGCGAACAGACCAATCCGCCTTCGGAAGCGCGGAGCGCTGGGGGCACGGTGCAGACAAATCCGCTGGGCGACGTGGCCGCGAACCAGGGCGGACTATCCACAGCGGCCCAGCGGCGGGCGCAAAACAGCGCCGCGCCCAGGGGTTAGACGGGGAATTTTGATTATGTTATAATTATATCATCGTGGGAGAGCCCACAGACGTACGCGCGGGAACGACCGCAGAAAGGAACAACGCATGTTTGAAACGCTGGAAAACAGGATTTTTCGCACGCTGGACAGCGGCGCTGCCGAAGTGCAGGGCGCGGAGGGCAGCGCGCACGCACAGGATCAGACGGGTACGAACGCGAAGTCCGAAGGGGCAACCCCTCAGCCGGCTAGCGCCGGCAGCTCCCCTGGAACCGGGGGAGCCTTTGGGACCGCCGAAGGCGAGCACGGCGCGAACGCGCAGGCCGGTACGAACGCGCAGGGCGGTGCGGAGCCACCCGACCGCCGGGCAGCCTTTGAGGCGTTTATGCGCGAAAACAAGGATTTGTACGAGGAACGCTTGCAAGAACATCTGGGCCGCCGCTTAAAAACGGCCCGAGCGGCGGAAGAGCGCGCCAAGGCGTTGGAGCCCATCATCGATATGGTGGCGCAAAAGTACGGCATAGATTCGTCGCAGCCGGATAAGCTGCTCGCAGCGTTGGAAAGCGATAACAGCCTGTACGAGGAGGAGGCCATCCGCCGCGGCATGAGCGTAGAAAACCTGCGCGAAATGAAGCAGATGGAGCGTAAGGTGCATTTCTACGAGCAGCAGGCGCAGATGCAGGAACGCGCACGGCGAGAAGCAGAGGCGAGAGCGCGCATTGAAGAGGGCGTAAAGACGGCGCAGGCCGCATATCCGGGTTTCGACATGCGCAAGGAACTGGAGAACACGGGCTTCCGGGACATGGTAGCCCGCGGCATCGATGTGAAAACCGCCTATGAAATCGCGCACAAGGACGAGTTGCTCTCCGGCGCGATCGGCTACGCGGTACAGCGCGCCGCCAAGGAAACCGCGGAAACCATCCGCACGCGCGCGAACCGGCCCCAAGAGAACGGCATGGCCGGGCAGGCGACAGCACAAACGACGGGCCGCGATCCTGCGCAGCTCACGGCCAGGGAGATCAACGAGCTCACCCGCCGGGCGCTGGCAGGCGAGCGCATCACATTCAAATAGCATAAGGAGGATGACGTATGGCTGAGCTTAATACGCAAACCACGTTGCTCAATAGCACGGGGAACGACCTTTCCCCGGAAATGAAAACATTCTATTCGCGCCAACTCATCGAGCTGGCCGGCCCGCGCATGGTGCACGATCAGTTCGCGGCCAAGCGCCCCATTCCCAAGAACAACGGCAAAACCATTGAATTTAGGCGATTCGACCGGCTGCCCAAGGCGCTAAGGCCTATCACGGAGGGGATCACGCCGGACGGCAACAAACTGAACGTGATCCCGCTCACCGCGCAGGTGGAGCAGTACGGCGACTATGTGGCGGTTTCGGACGTGCTTGAACTCACAGCAATCGATCCGGTGCTAGTGGAGGCCAACAAGGCCCTGGCCAACCAGGCGGCCGTTACGCTGGATACCATCACCCGCGAGGTGCTGGTGGCGGGCACGAACAAAATGTTCGCGCCGAAGGAGGACGGCACGGAGGTAACGCTGCGCGCGGACGTAACGGCGGATTGCGCGCTGACCCCGGCGGTAATCCGCAAGGCCGTAAACAAGCTCAAGCGCCAGAATGCGCCTATGATCGATGGCAGCTACGTGGCCATCATCCATCCGGATATCTCCTGCGACCTGCAGGGCAACGAGGAGTGGATCGAAGCGCACAAATACGCGCAGCCGGAGAACATCTTTAATGGCGAGATCGGCCGCATGGCTGGATGCCGGTTCATCGAATCTACCGAGGCCAAGATCATTGGCCCTGGCGAGATTGTGACGGGCGTGAGCCGCATGACCCTGCGCACCGCGCTGAACGGCACGGGCTCCACCACCATCGCGGTGGAAGAGGAAATTACTTCTGAACAGGTTACGGCGCTTTCTAACCGCATTTCCGGCGGCGAAACCGTGAAGATCTACGTGGGCGGCAAGGAAGCCGAAGTGGACAGCGCTACTGCGGGCGCAGCGGGCGCAGCCCGCCTTACAGTAAAAACAACCGTCGCGAACGTGGAAGCGGGCGCGCTGGTGTGCGGCGGCGGCGCAGGCGCGGACGGCAGCGCCATTTACTGCACCATTTTCCTGGGCGATGGGGCCTATGGCGTCACCGAAATCAACGGCGGCGGGCTGCAGTATATCTATAAGCCCCTGGGCAGCGCAGGCACCAGCGATCCGCTCAACCAGCGCGAAACCAGCGGTTGGAAGGCCATCCGCACGGCGGTGCGGCTGGTGGAGCAGTACATGGTGCGCGTAGAGCATGGGTCTCCCTCTTTTGGCGCGAGCGCCGAGAGCAACTAAGGGGGTGCATGCACATGGCAGTGAAAAACGCTAAGGCAGGCATCGCGCAGGCAAAGCGCGTGACCATCAAGTTATTTAAGGATAACGGGCGCTACAGCCAACCTCTTTTTGTGGGGTTGAACGACTATACGGCGCTGATCCAGCGCGGTGTGCCGGTATCGGTGCCGTACCCGGTGGCCATGATGATCGAAGAATCGCAGGCCCAGGAGGGGCACGCGATGGAGTACATGAACGCGGCGCGATACAAGGACTAAGGCAATGCGCCGCCGCAAACCACATGCGGCGGCGCTATTTTTAAAGGGGGCGTGGAGTTGGATACTGTACAGTTGCGGTTTGTGGGGCGCGCGCTGGCCAGCGGAGAGGTGTGCCTGGGCGTGCGCGGGGATAGCGAAGCGCGCAAGCTGGCGTTTGCCCTGCCGGACGTCGCGGAGGGGCAGCTCGCCTATCTCAAGGTGGACTTTCCCACGCCCACAAAAATTCCGCTGCAATGCGCGGACGGCGGCGCGTGGGTGTGCGTGCTGCAGGCCCCGGCGCTGCTGGAATCCGGCATTTTTGGCGCGCAGGTGGAGATCTTCGACGGGGAAACCGTGGTGTGGAATTCGGACATTTTCCACGCGGTGGTGCGCGATTCGCTATCTGTAAACGAAGACATCGAGCCGGTGATGCTGCCGGAACTGCTGGAAGCGGAAGCAGCGCTGCAAGCGGCGATTGCCAAAACCGAGGATATTCTGGATGCCGTAGAGCAGGAAGAGGCGCGCGTTGCGGCGGAGCAGGGCCGCGTGGCCGCGGAAGAAGCGCGCGAGGAAGCGTTCGAACAGTTTGAGCAGAATCTTGCCGATGGCGAATACAATGGCGCTACGTTCACGCCCGCTGTGAGCGCGGCTGGCGTGATTTCGTGGACAAACAACAAGGGCCTTGCCAACCCCACCAGCGTAAATATTATGGGGCCGCAAGGGCCTGCTGGTGCTACTGGCGCGACGGGTGCGACTGGGCCGCAAGGGCCGCAAGGGCCGCGTGGGGAAACCGGCGCAACCGGGCCTCAGGGCCCGCAGGGGCCAAAAGGCGAGACTGGTGCTACCGGCCCGCAAGGCCCTGCCGGTGCGGATGGCGTCGATGGCGTCGATGGTGCACCCGGCGCAAAAGGCGACAAGGGCGACACAGGCGATTCGGGCGTGTATTTGGGGAACACTGAACCTACGGATGAAAGCGTGAAAGTTTGGATAAACCCGGATGGTGAATCTACGCCCATTCTGGACGATGACGCCATAGGCGCAAAGCCGTGGACGAGCAAACACATTGTGGACACGCTCTGCCCGCCGCTTGAGGCCACCGGCAACCCCGTACAGTGCTATCCCGTGGCGAACTACCCGCTGGGCGTGAAAGTGGCGTGGGAGCCGAGGCAGGAGGGCGAGGGAGACCCAAGCCCGGAGAACATCCGGCCGATTACGGGGTTGGATGAGGTGACGGTGACGCTATCGGATGGCATGAGCGATGGCACCGCCGCGACGCTCACCCTGCCCGAGACCATCTACGGCGGCACGGTGGATGCAGTGACGGGGGTGGGGAGTGAGGAGTGGGGGTATGTAGAGTTTGAGGGAACGGAAGGTTGGCAAATGAGCGCAAATAGTATTGTATTATACCATGCTGTTATATCCCCCTCAAACATGAACCCCGGAACAGGCTATTGCTCTCATTTTCCATTTGCTTATAGTTTTGCCGGAGACAATATTTTTATTAGTGTAGTTACTATATATCTAGGGGTAACGCTGAGTGCAAAGTACAGTTTGGAAACATGGAAATCCTACCTAGCCGCCCAAGCTGCCGCCGGAACGCCTGTTACCATTGCATACAAATTGGCCACGCCCACCGCGTTCCAAGCCACCGGCTCCCAATCCATCCTCGCCCTGCCCGGCACAAACACCATTTACACGGACGCCGACAGCGTGACTGTGACCGGGCGCGCCGACCCGAACCATACCATCAATGCGCTAAACGAACGAATCGCCGCGCTGGAAGATGCGGCAACAGGAGGTTGATTTTATGGGAATCAAAGGAATTTTTGAGCAGACCATCCTTCGTGGCGGCTTTGACCTGGCCGAAATGTTGGAGCGCATCGACCTGTACAACGTGGAGGCGAAACTGACGGACGAGGAGCGGGAATCCTTGTATGCGCTGGCCCGTGAGCACGCCGCGCCGCAATACAACTATGATGCGGAGATTGAAGCCCTTTGGGCTGCAATCCGCGAGTTGCAGCAGGGGCAGGGCGGAACCACGCCCAGCGATGAATGGCCGGAATTCGTACAGCCGACCGGCGCGCACGACGCATACAACAGTGGGGACAAAATCACGTTTAACGGCGTGCGGTACGTTTGCCGCATGAATGCGTGCGTATGGAGCCCAGCGGTATATCCGGATGCATGGGAGGAGCAGGCAGAATGAACGCTATCCTGAGAATCCGTGGGGCCGATGGGGAATTTGTGGACATTCCCGCGCTGGTGGGGCCTGCTGGCCCCGCTGGCGTATCGCCTACTGTTAGCGTAAGTAAAACCGGCAAGGTGACGACCATTACCATTGTGGATGCCGAGGGCACGCACACGGCCACTATCAACGACGGCGCTGACGGAACTGGTGCTGGCGACATGCTGGCCGCGACGTATGACGCCGACGGCGACGGCATTGTAGACGACGCCGAAAAATTGGGTGGGCAATTGCCGGGTTATTACGCCAAGGCGGCGGACGTGCCCAACGTGCCCGCGTGGGCGCTGAGCAGCACAAAACCAACCTACACGGCGGCAGAGGTTGGCGCGGCTGCGGCAGAGCACACCCATGGACAGGGCGATGTAGCGGGCTTGTCTACCGCCTTGTCCGGGAAAGCCGCCGTAGAACATACCCACGAACAGGCAGACATCGCCGGACTTGAGAGTGCATTGGCGGGAAAAGTCAGCGCGGAGAGCGGCAAGGGCCTATCCAGCAACGATTACACGACCGCTGAAAAGCAAAAACTCGCGGGGATAGCGGCGAACGCAAACAACTACGTACATCCTGCTACTCACCCGGCCAGCATGATTACAGGCTTAGCAACCGTAGCCGCAAGCGGAAGCTACAACGACCTAACGGACAAGCCCAACATCGCCGAGGAAATCAACGTGGACACCACCATCACCGAGGGCGGCCAAAATCCCGTGACCGGCGGCGCGATTTATGCGGCACTGGCAGGCAAGGCCAATGCGTCGCACACGCAATCCGCGAACACCATCACCGCGGGTACGTTGGGCGGGCAGGTGCAGGCCAACGCCACGGCGGTAGCGGCGCTGGATGTTGCCCAGGTGCGCAGCATCCGCGCGGGAACGGCGGATTTGACGCCCGGCGAAAGCGCGCTGGCCACGGGGGAGGTGTATCTTGTGTATGAGTAACGCCATGTATATTGGCGCTGAATTGCCTGCTGCATCGTTGCCAGATGGATACACACAGTTGGCATACGTGGAATCTGATGGACAACAGTACGTAAATACTAATTTTGCACCGGACAACAATACGCGGGTTGTGTGTGACGTGGTGTTTCCCGTCACTGATTTGGGCACGTGGCTCTTTGGCGCAAGGCCCGGAGGCGGGCAATATTGTTTTTTGAGCTATCAAAATTCATATAGATCTGACTATGCAAATTCCACGGACGATGAAATGGTTTCCATCGTGCCTACCGGACGCTTTACCGTAGACAAAAACAAAAATGTAACCTATATCAACGGCGAGGTGGCGCGCACGGCGGCGCAATCCACGTTTTCATGCACGCAAAATCTGTATCTGTTCGCATGCAACCAATCCGGCGTTGCGAATGGATACGGTTCGCTGAAACTGTATTCGTGTAAGATATACGATAACGATACGCTGGTGCGGGATTATGTGCCGTGCCAAAACGCGCAAGGCGTGGCCGGGCTGTATGATTTGGTGAATGATACGTTCTCCACTTCCGGCGTAGGCAGGCCAGCGTTGATTGCTGGGCCTTTGGCTGATAATTCAGCGCGCAAAGTTACTAGCGTGTATGTGGGCGTAAATGGCGTGGCCCGCAAGGTGATTAATGGGTACATTGGCGCGGATGGCGTAGCGCGGCAGTTTTACAGCGCGGCGCAGCCGTTTGCCTATACGTATACTGGCACATACACCGAAAGCGAGCTAACCATCGATGGTGTGGTATACACCATGCTCACGCTTACTTCCAGCGGCACGCTTTCGGTCACGCGCGCCATATCTGCGGACGTGTGGCTGTGCGGCGGCGGAGGCAATGGCGGCGATACCTCGCAAACTGTGCAAGGCGCGGGCGGCGGCGGTGGCGGCTATATCGCTAGCGCGAATGTGCAACTATCGGGCAATGTAGCATGCGTCGTCGGCGCGGCGGCTGGCGCAACCTCGCTAGGTAGCACCGTAGCCAATGCGGGCGGCAATGGTTCTGGGGCCAATGGTGGCAACGGCGCAAGTGGCGGTGGCTCTGGCGGCACGTTGCAAGCGCCAGGTACAGGAGCAGGCGTTAGCACCATTCCTGTAGACTTCGGCATAACCAACGCGCACTGCGCGGGCGGTGGCGGTGGGGCCGGAATATGGTCTGGGTTCCCTTCGTTTAGCGGTGGGGCTGGCGGAAGCAATGGCGCAAACGGCGGGAACAACACTACGGTATCCAGTGGCCCACCGCATGGAGGCAGCGGCGGTGAAAAAGGCGGCGGTGGTGGCGGATTGGCTTCCGACTCTGTAGTTTCGATAAATAATGGCGGAAATGCCACGTTTTATGGTTCTGGCGGCGGTGGTGGCGGAAGCTGGGTAGGCACCGGAACAATGTTTGGCGCCGGCGGCAGCGGATATCAGGGCGTGATGTACATTCGGTGGAAGAAGGAGGACGCGGCATGAATCAGAAATATGCGGTAACTAAAAACAATTTCGTGGAAAATCTCATCGTCTGCGCGCCGGAGCAGGTGGCGGAGATGGAAGCAGCGCTAAATGCCATGCTGATTGAAGCCGCGCCGCTGGGCATGGGAATTGGCGACTACTTTAACGGCGAATGCTGGACGCGCAACGTGGACGGGGTGCAGACGCCTCTGCCTATCAGGGATAACCCGTATGTAGATCAGGCGTTGGCTATATTGGAGGGATCAGGAAATGTGGATGAGTGAGGCACAAAAGGGAAAGTTGATAGCATACCGCGCGGCGATGGACGCGGCGGTTGAGACTGCGCGGGAAGATACAGCTACTATCAATCGCGTGGTCGTGCTTATACGTCCGTGGATGCCAGGTATATACATAGTAGGCGACGTGCGTGTATATGGTGACATCCCTTATCGCTGCGTGCAGGGTCATGATAGCACGCAAAATCCGGACTGGACGCCGGACGCAGAACCATCCCTATGGATGCAGTATCATGGGACAAGCCCGGAAACCGCGCGGCCCTGGGTGGAACCCACTGGCGCGCACGACATATACCGCGCGGGCGAGTACATGATTTGGACGGACGGGCAAATGTACAAATGCCTGCAGGATACGAATTTTTCGCCGACTGAATACGCACAGGCGTGGGAAGCGGCATAAGGAGGGAATCCCATGGAACTTTGGCAAACGATGGGCGAGCAGGCGGCGCGGCTGATGCAGAGCCGTGCGGGGCGCAACGGCTACACGCAGGGCAGCAAACGAAAGTATTTCTGGGGCTACCCGGACAATGAGGTGGGCAATACGAGCCAGGCGGGCTATTCGGATTGTTCCAGCGCCGCACGCTCGGCGATCCTGGCCGCGGCGGGCGTGGATATCGGCAGCAACACCAACGCGCAAATCAAGAACCGGGCAAAGGGCAAGATCGTCCATGAGACGGAGGGCTACTATCCCGATGAAAGCCAGCTGCTGCCCGGGGACTGCCTGTATTTCAAGGGCAACACGGGGCACGCGCTGGACGTGGGCCACGTGGAAATGTACATCGGCAATGGGCAGATCTGCGGGCACGGCAGCGGCACGGGCCCGAAAATCAAGGACATGCGCGAATACTGCCAGAGCCGTGCGGACAGCCGCAGGCGGTATTTCATGGCCATCCGCTGGGTGGTAGACGGGCAGGCGGGCGGCGGCGACGCGAGTGGCGCGCTGGGCGAGCGGTTGCTCAAGCGGGGCTGCGTGGGCGCGGACGTGCGGGAATTGCAAACACAGCTTCTATCTCTGGGCTACGCCCTGCCGGAATGCGGGGCGGATGGGGAATTCGGCGCGGAGACGCAGCGGGCGGTACAGGCCTTCCAGCGCGACCACGCGCTCCTGCCCGACGGCGAATATGGCGAGCTGACGCACGCCGCGCTGATGACCGCACTCTCGGAGATGGAGGGCGAGGCCGGAGACGAAGCGGAAGAAGCGCCGCCGGAGGACAACACCCCCATGGTCATGATCACGGGCGGCAGCGTCAACGCGCGCAAGGGCCCGGCCACGGGATACGGCATCCTCACCGTCGTACATAAGGGCGATGCGTATCCGCACATCGCCACGGCGCGAAACGGCTGGCACTGCATCGCCATCGGCGACGGCACCGCCTGGGTGAGCGACAAATATGCGGAGGTGACCTGAACGATGGAAAATCTTTCTGTAACCTGGGAAACCGCGCTGGCCATTTTCGGCGGAGTGGCGGTGATCGCGGGCGGAGTGAAGGTGATCGCGAACCTGTTTTCGCCGTACAAAAAGCTCAAGGCGCAGGCGGACGAGCACGACCGCAAGCTGGAAAAGGACTACCGGCGGCTCACCGACCTGGAAGAGGAAAACCGCGCTTTCGCCCGCGCGCTGCTGGCCCTACTGGACCACGAAATCACGGGCAACAGCGTGGACAAGCTCAAGGACGCCCGCGCGGCGCTACAAACGTATTTGATTGAAAAATAGGAGGGATCTTTCATGATCGATTTGACGCCCATCTTCGAGGCGATCCTCGCGCTGTTGGCGGCGCTGGTGACGTACAAGCTGATCCCGTGGATCAAGGCGCGCACCACGGCGGAGCAGCAATCGCTGCTCGCGGCCACGGTCAAGACGCTGGTGTACGCCGCCGAGCAGCTCTATGGCGCGGGCAAGGGCGCGGAAAAGCTCGATTACGTGATCAAGGAGCTGGAAGCGCGCGGCTTCACCGCCGACCGCGCCGCCATTGAGGCCGCCGTGGCCGAGCAGCTGGGAAAAGAAAAAAGCAACGCGGCGGCATGAATGGGCCGGGCAAGGGGAGAACCTTTGCCTGGCTTTTTGCCTCAACCAGAAACCCTGTAATGCACTTCAACGCGCCCTTCGGAAGTCCCTCCAGAGATTTCAAGCGTTCAATACGGGTGAAATCAGGGACGTTTGCGCTTGAATAGTTCATCAAGCGGAAGACGGCAACGGCCATTTTGAACCGCGGTGATGAGGTCGGCAATCGCGCTGTCGTAATCATCTTCCGAAATTTTCCCCAGATTTTTGAGTTGGTCATATATCCAGATTGTCCCGTACACCACAACCCCTTCTTTGTTGGCAGCTTTTCGTAGCGGCTTGTCGCCGGTCAAAAGTGTCCATCCACGCAATTTGGCAATGGCGAGTGCGAATGCATCGTATAAGGATAAGCTTGGATACCGAGCTTGGAAGATTAAAGCATCGTTGTACTCCTGATCCGTTATATTGGCAATCTGTATGCCCCAATGCAGCAGATCATTTCGCATGGACTTCGGATTCAATAGCTCATCGCGAAACGCATCCTGGCTAATAAAATACGAATGGCCCAGCAGGAATGGATGATCCAAGTGCCCAATTTCTTGGAAGTCAATCCAAATGTTTGTATCACTGCTGATAAACAATCAGACACCCCCATAGCAGAGTTCCCGCACTTCAGTGACAGACCGTTCAAGCAGCTCAGCAGCCTTGGATACCGTGATTTCTTCTTCGGCAACTGCTCGCATAGTCAAACGCTCAAGCAGATGGCTCTCTTCGGGCTGGATGCCGGATTTTTCATCTTTTCTATAGCCCTGTGCACTCATCCACTTTTGAGTGCTTTCGCAAGTGGATTTTCCAATGACACCAGTCTGATATGCCCGCATAACAACGGACGCCATGGAAACGTTGTACTCATACTGGATATAGCGCAACTCGCCGCGAATGTCACTGCGCTTCGGGCCGAGTTTTCGTATAACGTCACTTTCAGGGAGCAGGAATGCACCCGATATGCCGTCCACCATACGCTCTTCATCCTGACCATCACTGAAGGTGAAAACCAGATGCGCAAGTTCATGGATCAGTGTAAAGCGCTGGCGCTCAGCAGGCATGGTGGTGTTGACGGCAATGTAGGGGCGGCCGTTGACAGTACCGCTGTTACCGGAGAATTGGCGCTCTTTGATGCTGACCGGGCAGATGATGTATCCCTTATTCTCCAGGATATCGGTAATGTTGCCGATAGGGCCGCTTGCAGGCAATTCGAGAATCTGGCGCAGATGCTGGCCAGCCGACTCATAGTCAGCAGCTGAAACGGGCTCAATCTGTGGGCTGGGTGCAAGCGCTGCATCACCGAAGAAGGAAACGACATCGAAAAGACGCGCAAGATAGCGATCCATATAACCGAGAATCAATTCCTGCGCGGCCTTGGTGATCCTGGAGTGTTTTCTGAACGCTCCATGTTTAATGACCAGTTCCTTGCTGTAGTTTACAGTCAGCTTGCCAATGGTCACTTGGAGCGCATCCGCAATCTTCCGAATGGTCGCGAGATCCGGGGTACGCTTGCCCATTTCATAGTTGGATACAGCCATTTTATTCAGTCCAATTTGCTGTGCAAGCGCTTCCTGCGACATGCCGCGCATGAGACGATAATACTTGATATTCTTGCCGATCATCTTGCACACCTCCTTGTGTTTATAGTATACTCCAATTTCGCCCAAAAGTAAACGGTTTTATAAGGTAAAATCCTGCTCTACATTTACCGCAAACGCAGGTTAGAAATCAAACGCTTCTATCGCTATAATAAAACCATGAAAAAGGCGCTAGACTGGTCCGAAATTGAGATGGAATATATCGCGGGCACGACGTCGTACCGCGAACTCGCGGAGCGATACGGCATATCGGTCACGGCGGTTTCCAAGCACGCGGTCAAAGGGAGGTGGCAGGAAAAGCGATCGCAGCATCGCGCGGAAGCGATGGCACAGGCAAAGGAAAGCGCTGTGGCGGTGCAAACGCTTTCTTTCCGCACGCTTTGCGAAACGCATAAGCTTTTAACGCACGCGGCCCTAACGATCGCGCAGGACACAGAACAGTTTAAGCGCTATATCTTGAAGGGGAAAGACGCACAGTTTAAAAAAGCGGATGCACAGGCATTGCGCAGCGTAGTGGCGGCACTAAGCGACCTTACAGATATATACATGCGTCTATACGGCACAGTGCCAGAAGCGCAGGGAGACGCAACGGGCGTGATCATACTTCCGGATGCGGACTGCGAACCAACACCAAGTGGATCCCCTGTGTGCGAACCCGGAGGCCGCGAAGCGGCTGGAGGCGCGAGGACACGCCCAAAGGGCGTCCGCAGCGCCGGAACACCGGGCCGCCAAAGGCGAGCACGGTGCGAAGGAGGAGGATAAACATGGCAGCCATCAATATCAGCATGCCCACATTCGGGGCAGACGATCTAAACGACCCCAAGGCGCGGCAGCGAATTGTGAGCTATCTGTATCAATTGGCGGAGCAGGTGAAGTACCTCTCCACCCATATCGACGGCGAGAACATGACGGACGACTTCCAGCAGGAAATGATCTCCACCGCCAGCGCCAGCGTGCGCGACGAGCTTTCCGGCACGCTCACGAAATTCGAAACGCAGATTGAACAGAACGCGCGCGAGATCAGCACCAAGGCCAGCCAGACGGAGGTGAACGCCCTGGGCGAGGAAATCGAAACCGCCTCCAGCGAGTTCACCCAGACGGCCAGCCAGCTCTCCGCGCGCGTGACGACGGCGGATGGCAAGGCCAGCCAGGCGCTGCAAACGGCGAACGGGTTCTCCGCGCGCATCACCAACGCCGAAGGAGACATCGCTTCCTTAGAATTGTCGCTCTCCGGCGTGGTGGCGAGCGTGGAAGGCAACCGGCTGGTGTTCGATTCGAATGGCCTTACCATCAAAAATGCCGCCGGCGAGACCGTGTTTTTTTCGAGCGCCATCACAGGCACCCTCAACATTACGGGCAACATCAACGCCGCTGGCGGGACGATTGGCGGCTTCACCATCGGGGATAACTCGATCACCGCGCCCAACGGCGTGAAACTGTATTCCAGCGGCAATTTTAGCACGGTGAACAACTTGCAACTGAGTAGCGGTACGGATGGTTTCGGCCGGGATTATGCCATGCTCACGCAGGCTTCAGGCTTCGACGAGTTGCGCATCATGCATTCCAGTGGCGACGCGGATTGGGGCAGCGTGCGCTTCTACGCGGAGAATGGAGAAGCGAAAGTTTCGGTGCATTCCCCGCTCACCGTTGGCGGCGGGCTGCTACTCATCAATTTGCCCACCACTACGCAGGCACCCAATTTGTATATTGACGCGGCGGGCAATCTGTACCGCTGCGAGCAACAGTAAATAGGGGGGTGAAACATTGGCCACTTACAGCACAATTAGGCGCGGCTCCCGCGGCGACGACGTGGAGCGGCTGCAAACCATGCTCAACAACGCGGGATATTCGCTGGACGTGGACGGAATTTTTGGCGAGAAGACGCAAAGCGCGGTGCGGCAATACCAAAGGAATCAGGGGCTGGATGTGGATGGCATTGTGGGCACGAATACCTGGGGCGCACTTACGGGCGGCGGAAGCGGCGGCTCGGGCACCACCAGCGGCGTGGTGGATGTTACGCAACCGCCCACCACGAGCACCACGCCCGGCGGCAACGCGGTAATCGGCGGATACAATTTCACCACGCCCAGGCCCACCTACACACCTTCCCAGGCGGTGACGGACGCGGAAAACGCGCTGAAAGAATGGGAAGCCAACCGGCCCGGGGACTACGTGAGCCAGTATCAGGATCAATTGGACGCGCTGTACAACCAGATTGTGGGGCGCGGGGAGTTCTCCTATGATCCGAGTGCGGATCCGCTTTATGAGATGTATAAGGACCGCTACACCGTGGGCGGCCAGCAGGCCATGCAGGATACCATGGCGGGTGCAGCGGCGCTCTCCGGCGGCTACGCAAACAGCTACGCGCAGACCGTAGGCCAGCAGCAGTATAACGCCTATATGGCCGAGTTGGCGGCCATATTGCCGGAATTGGAAGCGCGGGCTTACGACCGCTGGCGGGATGAAGGCGCAGATCTGTACAACCAATTCCAGTTGACGCAGGGGCTGGATGCCACGGATTACGACCGTTACCGCGATACCGTGGGCGACTATTACAACGACTTGGGCTACGCCTATGGCAAATGGCAGGATCTCTATGGAAACGATTATAATCAATATCTCAACGCGCTGGCAGCGTGGCAGGACGACCGCAACTTCGCCTACCAGCAGGCCATGGACGCGCTGGCTCAGCAGAACTACGAGCGGGAATGGGCATATAGGCAACAGCAGGACGCGCAAAAGAGTTCGGGCAGCGGCGGCGGAAAGAGCAGCGGAAGCAGTAAGGCCAACAAGGATGACGGGAGCGCAATGATTGGAGATCTGTCTGAGGACAATTTGCAGGACATCGCGCTGAACATTTATCTGGGGACGGGTATGCAGGATCCGCTGAAACGCGTGGATGGCACAAGTTATTCGGAAAAGCAAAAGCAATACATCAAAGAACAAATCAAAATCCTGATGGATAGCTACGGTTGACCTGCGGGGGGTGAAGAAAACGAGTATTTTGGATAAGATGGCGCAGCGAGAGCGCGAAGGCGTGCGGTATGTCGATGTGGAACGCAAGAAAGAGACTCGCACTGCCGCCAACAACGTAAGCACCAGCGAAAACAGCGGGCAAACGGAAACGCCGCGCATTCTGCGCAAGCTGGCGCAGCGCGAACAGCTTGGGCTGAAATACTACAACCCCGGCCAAAGCGATGACTATACGGTGGACAACCTGCGCCGGTATCTGGATTTGTCCGAGGATTCCCTGCGCCGGCGCGCAAATGCGCTAAATTCGTTTTCCGATTCCTACGACGCGCAGGAATACGTGCCCCAATCCTCCATTCGCGAAGTCAACCAAGCGATGTCCGGAGAGATGGATTATGTTCGCACGGGCGCAAACGATGCGCGCGCCTGGCTGTATGCCAATTCTAGAAACAGCGATCCGAACGCGCTTGATACACTCGCGGCAGAGATTGCGGCGCGCACGGAAAACGAGGCTGCATTGCGCGATATGTCCGCGGCGCTGCGCAAATACTGGGGCCAGTTTGAAAGCGAGGACGCGTACAAAGAGGCGCTGGCCCAGCAGGCGGAGTATGAGCGGCTGCTCAATCTGGATACGCAGGCGCTGGAGGCGGAGATCGCGCAGGCGGAGCGCCAAAATCAAAACGCATCGGCGTTTCAAAATGCGCAGGCAATTTCCAACTGGCCAGATTGGACGACAAACGCTACGGCATGGATAATGAATCTATTCCGCGGAAACGCACAGCCTTACCATGGTGCGGTATCGCCTGCGGAGCTTTATGATATATTGGCGCAGGCGGACAGTGAAGCGCGGAAGAAGGTCCCGGATAGCGAGCTTGCGCAAATGCGCCTGGATTTGCGCAACGCGCAGAGCGTGCAAACGCTGGCGCAATACGAAAAGATGGCGCAGGAGCCGGGCTTCGCGGAGCGCGCGCAGGAAGGTCTGGCTATGGAGAACCCGACGTGGTCGCGGTGGCGGGTGCATACCGCTGATCAATTGGCGAACCCTGTTACGTATGCGCGGGATAACCGGGAAAAGATACTGGAATCGACCAACTATCAGGATTCAACCGCGATGTTTGGATTCCCCATGGATTTGGCTACCTACATGGAGGATGACGAGATAGAGTTATACAGCGGTATATTGGCGCGCGATGGCCGGGAGGCGGCGGACAAATACTTCGACGCGCTTAGGCCGGTGCTCACAGAGCGTATGGGCACCGGGATTGCGAATAGCATTTCCGATAGCATGCTGAAGCAGGGGCTCTATGGCCTGGTTGGGAGTGCGAACGAAAGCATTCGCGCCTTGGGGCAGCTCGCGCAGCCGGATGAACCCATGCCCGTGAGCGCGACGGAATACGCTTTGAGCAAAATTGGCGAAAACCTCGACGAAACGGGCTGGCGCGTTGGCGATTGGAACCTGGGCCGCACGGCATACGACCTGTCCACGAACCTGGGTGGAAACGTCGCGCCCATGGCCATCGGCAACCTGATCGCTCCGGGCGCAGGCGCTGTGGCCATGGGCGTGGTCAGCGGCGCTGGCGCGCTCCGGGACGCCATGCGGCAGGGCTACAGCTACGGCGAAGCCCTGCCATATGCCGCGACGAGCGGTTTGAGCGAGGCAGGCATGGGTTATCTGCTGGGCGGCATCCGGCAATTGGGTGGCGTGGGTACGCGGCACGTGGCGCAGCGTCTGATTGGCAAGGTGGGCAACCGCTTTGCGCGCGCGGGGCTGAACTGGGGCCTCAACGCGCTGGGCGAATTCAGCGAGGAAACCATTCAATCCGCGCTGGATCCGGTGCTGCGCAATTGGCTGCTGGATGAGAATAACGAAATCAAGCTCTACGACGAACAATACCTGTACGAGGGCCTTCTTGGCGCGCTTACGTCCGTTCTGTTGGGCGTGGGCGAGTTCCGGCAAAACCTGCGCACGCAGGATTTTGGCGCGGGCGTGATGGAAAGCGGGAACACGCAAGCGCTCATAGAGCATGCACAACAGATGGGCGATAGCAGCGAAGCGGCGCGCCTGGCGCGGGAGATGCAAAGCGGGGTTATGCCCACGAACGCGCAGAGTGTGGGCGAGTTGGCGGTGGCCTATGCCAACGAAGGCGGGGACGTGTCCTTCATGCAGCCGCAGCCGGATGCGAACGCTGTGACAGTAGGCGAAATGGGCGACGATGTGCTTTCACAGCTGTATGCACAGGCAGATGAGACAGCGCAAACGCCAGAGGAGGCGGATGCCTGGCGGCGCGCGGTAGATCTAGCCTACGAAGCTGGGCGGCGCGGTATGCCGGAAGAGGAGCTGAGTCGCTTCGAATTGAGCGGCGCAAATGTGCCAGAAGAAGCGCGTATGCAGGCGTACTATGCGGGCAGGGCGGATGCGCAGAGCGAGCAGGCGGCGCGGGAAGCGGTGTACGAGGAAGGCAACACGGAAGCCGCTGCGCAGCCCGTGCAGGCGGATGTCGCGCAGGCCCAAGCGACCGACGCTGCGGTGCCTACGGCAGTACAAACCGATGTTGCGGCGCAAACGGCCGCGCAGGCCAGCCAGGCGACGCAGGTCTCTTCGCGCGCCAGCGATAGCACGGCGCGCAGGCGATTGCCCGACTGGACAAACACGCGCGGCGGACTGGTACGGCAGGACAGCGCAGGTGAAAATCTGAACCGGCAGCAGATGGCGAATCTGCGCGTGCTGAACGCGCTAGGGCAGAAGTATAACGTGGTGTTTGTCGCGCAGGACAGCATCAGCGACGCGCAAGGCAACCGTGCAAATGCGAGATACGCCGGAGGCAGGGTATTCGAAGTCGCGCTGGATGCGCAGGAAGGGGCCTACACCTATTTCGCCACACACGAGATGGCGCATTATCTGAAGAGCCAGAGCGCGGACATGTATGCCGCACTGGAAGATTCCGTGCGCGCGTGGGCGGATGGCGCGGGCATCGACTTTGACGCGCGCGTGCAGGCAGCGCAGGAGCGCTATGCAAGGGCCGGACAGGAGCTTACGCAGGAGCAGGCGGCGGAAGAAGTGGTGGGCGATATGCTGGGCACGATTTTCGCCGATCCCAGTGCGGCGCAAGAGCTTCTCAATAACGCGCCCAGGAGCGTGCTGGAAAAGATTCGGGATTTCATCTCCGAGCTTTTGGACGCCATCAGCGCCGCGGCGCGCAGGATCACCGGAGCCAAGGACCTTGCGGCGCTCACGGAACTGGAAGGCTGGGCGCAGGATATGGCGAAAATGCTGGACGTGGCTATGTCTGAAACCGGCAGGGCGAATGCGGATAGGATGACGCAGCAGACGGGCCCGCAGGCGGAGAGCGCTGCCTATTCCCTGGCAGACGAGGGCGAGAGCACACCGGGCATTACGCTGGAGGACGTAAACGCGCTGCGGAGCATTGGCCGCAAGAGCATCAACGCTTTCACCAGCGAAGAGATCCGCGCAACAGAACCGTGGGCGCGGAAGTTTTATCGGGAGCTGGGCACGAAGTCCCCGTTCTTCCGCGCATGGTTTGGCGACTGGCGGGCGAATGATACGACGCCGGTTACGCTTCCTGACATTGACGAAAATGCCCAAATTGCTTCCGAACGGTCTGTGAATGCAGATACCAAAATGCAGATATCTTGGAATAAGAATTTCAAAAACGAATCTGCGGTGCATGCAAGCAAGGGGAATCGCACGGATGTAGATATTTTATCTAATAATATCAAAGAGATTGTAGAAAAGTCTGTGCTCTTGGATACCGTAGTATCGGAATCTAGCAGCAAAAGCAAACTCCCGGGCACGGCGTTCATGCACAGCTTTTACACCTTGGCGAAAATGCGTGGCAAAGAGGCATTGGTTAAGTTGTATGTTGAAGAAGCGTTTTCAGCTCGCACTGAATCCACTTTCGCAAGAGCATATAACTTGAAGTACATAGAAATGATAGCTGGAATTGATCGCGGTGTTTACTCCAGTGAAGGAGGATTAACCGATTCGCATCCAGCTACCGATTTTAGTGTAGCAGATCTCTTTGCTCTTGTCAAGAGGTTCGACAAAGATTTTGCGCCGAACCCCGCCAGCAAGGTGGTGGACGAAGATGGCAGGCCGATGGTCGTGTATCACGGCACGGATTCGGACTTTACTGTATTCGATCGTTCGAAATCGAGATCAAAAATGGACATTCAGGGGAGTTTTTTCAGCCCGTGGGAGGACGATGCGCGCGGTTACGGAGGAAATGTGCGGCCATTTTACCTCAATCTGAAGAACCCGGCAGATGAGGGCGCAGCCTATCGGGCGTTGCGCAGGTTCAAGGGACAAAACGAGGCTGGAAAAAAAGCGCGAGAATATCTCGAAAAGCTTGGCTACGATGGTGTGAATAACAGCGATGAAGAGTATATCGCTTTCAACCCCGAACAGATCAAAAGCGCCACGGACAACGTGGGCACCTTCGATGCAGGCAACCCGGATATCCGCTATTCCCTCTTTGATGAATCCGCGGACGCTTCGCAGCTGCTTTCGGAGAACGAGCGCCTGCGCAGGCTGCACGAGACGTTTGCCAGCAAGGTGGGCGACGTGAGCCGCTACAAGGGGAAGATCACGCAGGAAGCAGCGCTGACCGCCGCGCGCGGCATCAAGCGCGCCACGCAGAGCAAGATCGACGCGGACGCGCTGGCGGGCAGTCTTACCGCGCTGCGCGAAGAGGCCAACCGGCAGGGCGAAGCGGGCCGGGCGGACAACGAATTCCTGGTGCAGATCGCGCAGAACATCGCGCGGCAGGTGCTCGAGCAATCCGCGTTTGTGGATGAAAGCGCCCGCACGCTGGATCAGGCGTTGCGGCGGCATCTGCGGGGCACGAGAATCAGCCTGTCCGACGCCCAAAAGGCCGAGGCGCGCAAGGTGCTGGGCGATTCGCGCGCCTTCGCGCGGGCCAACATGGGGCGCTTTGTGGTGGCGAACGACGGCATGCCGCTTTCCTCCCTCTGGAACGAATTGAGCACGATGTTTCCTTCGCTGTTCGACGAAACCACCAGCGAAGGCGACATGCCCATCGCCCTGATGGACGCGTTCGAGCGAGCCAGGCCGGAAATCGAGAACCCCTACGGTTCCAACGAAGAATACCTGATGTATGTCTCATACGATATCCTAAACCGCGTGTTGGGCCTGCCGGAGGCGAAGACGTATCTCGAGGCTGCGCGGGCAGAGGGAGAACGACGTGGCCAGCGTGTGGGCCGCCGGGAAGCACGGGCGCAGACGGCGCAGGCGGTGCGGGAAGCGCGGCAGGCTGGCCGGGCACAGGTGCAGGAAGTGCGCGCCCAGGAGCGTGCGCGAGCGGATGAGCGAGTACGCTCTGCGCGGGAAGCCGCTGCCAAACGAGCGGAACGCCGGGCCGAAACCGAGGCCAAAGCGCGCCTGCGGCGCTCCATCGCGCGCAAGGCGAACAACCTGATTGCCAGACTGGCCAAGCCCACGGACGCGCGCCATATCCCGGAGGCTATGCGCAAATCGGTGTTTGAGGCCCTGCGGCGCATCAACTACACCGCAGAAGCGCCATCCATCCGGCACGAGGCGTGGCAGGCGAGGATCGCCAACCTGAGCAACCAGATCAACCGCTATCAGGATACATTGGCGGAAGGCGGCATGGATCCGGCGCTGGTGGCCGATCTCAACGCGCTGGTGGATGAAATTGATAGCACCACGCGGTTCGACGATATGACCTCCAAACAACTCGAGGTGCTGGACGATGTGTTCGCCAACCTTACGCGCCTCGTGAACGAACAAGATCGCCTAGTGAGCACACGAAATCGCGAGCGCGCGCAGAAGGTGGCGGACAGCGCCATACAATTCCTGGCCGGGCGCAGGGAGCGGCGCAGCGACCGTACAGCGCGCGCCGTGGATCTGGTTACGTTTGACGCCATGGCCGCAGGCGACTTTTTCCGCACGCAATTGGGCGAAGACGCGGGCGGAACGCTGTATCAGGCGCTGCGCGACGGGCAGGATTCCACGCACGCGCACATGGCGCAGGCGGCGCAGGATTTTGCCGCCATGCTGAAACGCCGGGGAATCGCTTACAAAGACCGGCAGGACTGGGAAAAGCAGATCAAGGCCGTGAAATTAAAAAGCGGCGAGACCATCTACGCGCGCGATACGCAGCTTATGACCATCTACGCCCTGTCGGGCCGCGAGGCCGGGCGGCGGCACTTGCTGGGCGAGCGCAGCGGCGTTGTGCTGGGCCGCGTGCGCGGCACGGTAGATGGCAGGCGCATAAACGCCACGCAGGCGCGGCCCACCCGGCTGACGGCGGAAGATTTGTCCACCATTGCGGATGCGCTATCGCCCAAACAGCGCGGCATTGTGGACGATATGGTGGAATACATGAGCTCGACCATCAGCGATTGGGGCAACCACGCATCCATGGAGATGTATGGCTACCGAAAATTTACCGAGGATCACTACTGGCCGGTGCAAGTGGACCGCACGGCGGTGCGCCTGACGAACCTATTGGACGAGAACAGCGTGAAGATGAATGCAGCCAAGCACCGAGGCTTTACCAAGGCGCTGAATGAACAGGCGGCTAACCCGGTTGATATCGGCGACGCGTTCCAGATCTTCGGCGCGCACGCGGTGGAAATGGCCAATTACGATGGATACGCGCCGGTGGTGGATGATCTAATCAAGGTATTTAATAGCGTCTCCGCGAGCGCGGGCACATCGCTGCGCACAGAGCTTTCCCGCACCACGGCCCAGGCGGGCGAGCACTACGTGCGCAAGCTGCTGGAGGACATCAACCACGCCAGCACGATGACCAGCGCGGCAGAGGGGCTTGTGGGCAAGTTGGTAGCCAACTACAAAAAGTCCGCCATCCTGGCCAAGCCGCGCGTGGCCGTGCAGCAGTACACGGCCATTGCCCGCGCGCTGGATGAGATCAACGCAAATTATCTCGCCCGCGGCGTGGCGGAGAGCGCAAAGCGGCGCGGCGCGAGCGTGCGGGAGATGCAGGAGCATGCGCCCATCGCCTGGTGGAAATCGCATGGCAACTACGATACGCACGTCGGACAAAGCGCAATCAACATCGTGCTCGGCGACGAATCTGTGCGCACGCGCATCGACGAGGCCAGTATGGCGCTTGCAGGCAAGGCGGACAACGCGGCCTGGGCGGGAATCTGGGAGGCCGTGAAGCTGGAAATCGCAGCCGCACAGCCGGAACTAGCGTCCGGAACCAGCGAGTATTGGAACGCGGTGCGCACGAGATTCAACGAAGTGGTGGATCGTACGCAGGTGGTGGACACGGTGCTCCACCGCGCGCAGATGGCCAGGAGCCGCGGCATGGCGTCCGCATTTACCGCGTTTATGTCAGAGCCTATGCGCACCTACAACATGATGCGCGAGGCCGTCACGAACATCTACCGTTCCGGCGGAAGGGATCGCGCAGCCTACCGGCGCGCGGCGCGCACGCTGGGCGCGCTGACCATCAACGCTACGTTCCATTCTCTGGTGTTGGCGGCGTTTGATACGTTGCGGTACCGAGACGACGAAGAGGAAGACTTCGGCTCCCGGTTCTGGGAAAATTTCGAGGCGGATCTGAATCCGCTGGGCATGGTGCCGGTGATTTCGGATTTTGTCGATTCCTTCGCAACCCTCATCGAGGGCGGCACGATCTGGGAAACCAACATGATGACGGAAGGGCCGCTGGCCATTGTAGAGGCGGGCACCAAAATCATATGGGCGCTGCAGGAGGCGGCCAGCGGAGACGCGCGCTATAATAAGCGCAGCGCTTACGGCCTCACGCGCGATATGTTGCAGGGGATCTCCCGCACGTTTGGGTTGCCGGTCGAGGGACTTGTGTCCTGGTTCGAGCTGATTATCAACAGCGTTTCTCCGGGAACGCTCTACACGCAGAACCCGGGGAAATATACGCGGCTAAAGGAGGCCGTGGGCCGCGGAGATGCGGCGCAGGCCCGCGCGCTGGCCAGCGAACTGGTATCGGATGGCACGGAAATGAGCAGCATTCGCAGCACATTAACGAGCGAGTTCAAGCCCAAATACCGCGAGCTGTACGAGGCGGGCGACAGCGCAGGCATGGCGGCGCTTCGCAGCGCGTTGGCGAGCTTCTACGAGGATGGCGAGGCACACTTTTCCGCATGGCTGGAAGATTAAGGGGGAATACCATGACAGGAATGCAGGTTTTGCAAATGCTGGGCGAAATGCGGCCCGGTTCCCTGGAGCCCGTGCAGCAGGTACAGGGCTGGCTGTATGCGCTGGAGGCGCGAATCCGCGCGGAGGTAACCGGCGAGGAAATGCCCGCGCCGGAGGCGTTTACCATGGAGCAGGAGTTGAGCGTTCCTGCTCCCTACGCCCATTTGTACGCGTGGTATCTGTGCGCGCAGGCCGATCTCGCGCGCGGCGAGGCAGCGCGCTACAACAACAGCGTTACCGTGTTCAATGATCTGTACGAGGGCTATACGGCGTGGCATACGCGCACGCATTTGCCGGAACAAAAGCACCACGTGACGGGCATCAAAGGATAGCTTGCCTTTTCCGCGCGCCGTGTTTTTTGCGAAAAGGAGTGAAATTAATGCGACTTCCATACATGCAAGTAGCGCCCAGCCGCACGCAGGACATGCGCGTGGGGTTTGGCGGATTGAACCTGCGCGAGGACGCGGCGGAGGGCGAATTCGCCTTCACGCAGAACCTGAGCAGCGAGCGGTATCCCTATGTGTCCCCGCGCAGGCCGAGAGGGAAGTTTTACGCCATCGAGGGCAGCAACATCAACGGGATCTTCGGCGGCGCGGACTTCCTGCTGTGCGCTGTAGACACAGGCCTGTACCGCATAAGCATGGGCGATACTGGCCCGACCACAACGCAAATCGCAGCCGTGGAAAACAGCAAGAAGCAGTTTGTGCGCATGGGTGCGTATGTGCTCATATGGCCGGATAAGGCGATTTACAACAGCGAAACCGGCGCGTTTGAGCAGATCGAGCACGCCTACACGGCCAGCGGCACGGTAACGCTCACGCAGACCAATCTCGCGGGCGAAGCCAGTGACACGGCAACCTATATCAAGGTAGCCGCCAGCGGCATAGACGACGGGCTGAACGACTACGACGGCGTTACACTATCCGGCCTAACCGGAAGCGGCGCAGCCTTCAACGGCGCGCAGGTAATTTATGCGCACGGAGAGGATTATATCATCATCGCCGGAATCCTGGAGGAGACGCACTCCCAAAGCGGCAATCTGACGGTATCGCGCGATGCGCCGGATATGGACTATTTAACCGAGTGCGGCAATCGCGTATGGGGCTGCTCCAGCGAAAACCACGAGATTTACGCCTGCAAGCTGGGTGATCCGCGCAATTGGAACGTGTTCCTGGGCCTGGCCAACGATTCCTATGCCGCCACCATCGGCAGCGACGGCGACTTCACCGGCGCTGCCACCATCAACGACGCGGTGATTTTTTTCAAGGAGAACGCCATCCACAAGGTACTGGGCACCAAGCCCGCCAACTATCAGATCACCACCACGCCCGCGCGTGGCGTGATGGACGGCTGCGCGGAAAGCCTGTGCGTGGTGGACGAGGCGCTCTACTACGTTTCCCGCGAGGGCGTTATGGGCTACGACGGCTCCATCCCCATTAGCGTGGGCGACAAGCTGGCGGGCATGGCGCTGCGCGACGCCGTGGCGGGCGCGTGGCATGGAAGGTACTACATCAACGCGCAGGCGTACGATGCACCCGTACAACTGGTTTACGATGCGCGGCAGGGGCTGTGGTGCCGCGAGGACGATACGCGCATGTCGGCATTTGCGCGCGCGTTTGATGGTGCTCTATATGCGCTGATTGGCAGCGATATATATTGCATCACAAGTTCCAGCGCGCAGGAAATCGTGCCCTGGAGCATGGTAACGGGCCGAATTCTACTGGAAACCCCGGGCTATAAATACGTAACTGGCCTCATCCTGCACATTGACGCGCGGGATCCATCCAGCAAAACCAAACCGCCTGCCATCAGCATCCAGTACGACGGCGGCGCGTGGGAGCTGTGCCATGTGCATTCCCCGCGCGGCCGCGGCGTGGTGTATCTGGCCATACCCGTGCAGCGGCGCGCCTCCTACGCGCGGCTGAAAATTGAAGGGCGCGGAGATTTCGTGCTGTTCGGGCTGTCGAAAATCACCGAGGTAGGCACCGAACTGGGAAGGAGCTGGGCGCGGTGAACCGTGTGATTTGGAAGGCGCAGCCCCGGCAGGCGGTATTTCTCAAGCGCCGCGAATACGAGGTACTCTATGGCGGCGCGGCGGGCGGCGGCAAGAGCGACGCGGCCGTAATGCTGCCACTGTACTGGATCGATATCCCCCATTTCCGCGCGCTGATCCTGCGCAAAACCTACCCGCAGCTTAGCGAATTGATTGACAAAAGCCGCCTGTACTATGGCCGCGCCTTTCCAAAAGCGCGTTACAACGGCACCGCGCACCGCTGGACGTTCCCTTCCGGCTCGGTAATCGATTTTGGCAGCATGCACACCAGCGCCGACCGGGAGAACTACCGCGGCAAACAGTACGATATGATCATTTTCGATGAACTCACGCACTTCACCTGGGAAGAGTATTCCTTCATGTTCTCGCGCAACCGGCCCAGCGGGCCCGGCACATTCGTTGGCATGCGCGCCACCACCAACCCCGGTGGCGTGGGCCATGGCTGGGTGAAGGATCGCTTCATCACCGCCGCGCCGCCAATGACGCCCATCGCGGAGCGCGTGCAGGTGCCGGATGAAAACGGAGCCATGCACGAAATGGAACGCACGCGCATCTTCATCCCAGCCACCGTGCACGACAATCCCGCGCTGCTGCAAAACGACCCTGCCTATCTGGCCAACCTGGCCATGCTGCCGCCCGCCGAGCGCGACGCGCAGCTGTATGGTTCGTGGGATTCGTTTACCGGTCAGGTGTTCCGCGAATGGCGCAACGACCCTGCGCATTACGAGGACCAGCAGTTCACGCACGTGGTGTCTCCCTTCGATGTGCCCCGGCACTGGCCCATCGTGCGCGCGTTCGACTGGGGCTATGCGCGCCCCTTCTCCGTAGGCTGGTGGGCGTTCGACGAGGAGGGACGCGCCTGGCGCGTGGCCGAATACTACGGCGTGACCGACCGGCCCAACGAGGGCGCGAAGATGTCCGCGGCGGACATCGCCCGCGAAATCGCGCGATTGGAGAAGGAGCATCCATATTTGCGCCAGCACACCATCACAGGCGTTGCGGATCCATCTATCTTCGATGGCAGCCGCGGCGAGAGCATCGCGGACAGCATGGCACGCTGGGGCGTGTACTGGGATCCAGGCGACAATGCCCGCATCCCCGGCAAAATGCAAATCCATTACCGCATGGCCTTCAGTGACGATGGGCGACCCATGCTGTATGTGTTCAACACCTGCCGCCACTTCATCCGCACAATCCCCTCCCTGGTCTATTCCGAGCGCCACGTGGAGGATGTGGATACCGATCAGGAAGACCACATCTACGATGAAACCCGCTATGCCCTCATGACTCGGCCCATCCGCGCCCGCGCAAATGTGGCACAGCCGGTGTCCCAGATCGCGCCCGGCGATCCCCTCGACCAGCGGCCCAAGGTGCGTAAAACGTACAGGATATAAGCGGATTCTGTCCGTTCCACACGCGTGGGATTTGCGGTACAATTTTCTTATGGAAGTATCTTCCATAAGAAAAAAAGGAGGATCGATCTTATGGGTGAATTTGCAAGTAAAGGTGTGGGTACGGCTGGCCTTACCACGGGCATCATTGGTACGGCTGGATGGTTGTTGAACGGCGGGCTTGGGGGCCTGCTGGGCGGCAATGCGGCGGCTGTGGCGTGCAGCGACAATATGGCCGTGAACCGCTACGAGCTGAAGCTTGAGCAGGAAATCGCCAGCAAAGACGCGCGCATTGGCCTACTTGAAGCGCAGGTGTACACCGATGGCAAGCTGGTGGATGTGGTGAAGGATTATACCGCGCAGATTGGCGCTTTGGCGGCGGAAGTGCGCGCGAACAAGGAAGAACAGGGCAAAATCAATCTGGAACAGGCGACTTATAACGGCGTGAATACGGCGGCGTTGAACTGCATGCAGGGCCAGATTGCGCAATTGCTTAGCCTTACCAAACTGGTTGTGCCGAATGCCAGCGTGTGTCCGGGCTGGGGCAATGTGACCATTACCGCCGGTTCTGGCACTACTACGACCACGCCGGCGACTTAATCGATTCGGCGATCAGAAAGCATAAGGGGCAGAAAACGAACTTCTGCCCCATTATTCTAAGGAGGAACAGAACATGATTTCGATTGAACAGGCTAAAAACGGCCTTATGCGTTACATCGATACCGATATGCTGCCCAAACTAGATGGCGTGAAACGCATTGGTTTGGGAATTTACGCGGCATTGGCGGGCAACAACCTCGCCGCACTGGCAGAACGGTATGCGAACCATCCAGCCATAGCTATGTTGGGCGTGATGGACGATGCGCATAATATCGACCTGGACAAACTGTACGAGGCCGCAATCCATGCGTTTGCTGATGGAGATAAAATTACATTGTCCATCCCTATGATCGGAGACTACACCATAGATCATACGGACGTGGATAAACTATATAGATACATGAAAGGATAATCATGGACGAAGGCAGGGTAATCGCATTCCTGCGTTGCCCTGCGTCGACCTTGGTTGATCTGGCAGTGGGAATGGCGAATCTAACCTGGAAAGAGGATGTTGCTGTTCGACTGTGCGGACGCCAGGCGATGACGCAGGAGCGCGCCGCGGAATCTGCTGGATACTCCGTGGATGCCATGCAGCGCTGGTATCGAAGCGGCATACGAAAACTCCAGGAAGCCTGGAGCGGCGTGTGGTGGATCAATAAGATTATAGATTAATAACTTTTTGATCCACCAACTTGTCTTAGCGTGTGCTGCTTTTGTCTGCTTTCGTGCAACTTTTGTGCAACTTTGGTTGTGTTATATAATGTGCTATAGGCCTATAAAGCCCAGTTAAATCAAGGCTTTTCCGGGACGCAAAATCAATTTTCATTACATGGGGTTCAAGAGGCCGGAAGTTCGAATCTTCTCACCCAGACCAGCAAAAAGCCTTGAAACCATTGGGTTTCGGGGCTTTTCTTTTTGCATCCGCGCGGCGACTGCTGGACGCTGTGCAACTTTTGTGCAACTTTAGCTTTCCTCCTCCACTTCTGCAACCCGGTGCAACTTCTGTGCGTTGCGTTTCACCTCAAAAGCCCATTCCATGTCCATGGGTTTTTCATGCGCAGGGGTTTTGCGCAGGTGGGTATAAATGTCGATTGTGGTCTCGTACGATTCGTGGCCCACGAGCCACATTGTAAGCACGGGATCCATGCCGGCGTAAAACATTTTGGTGACGTAATTGTGCCGGAGATAGTGTGCCGTGATGGTGGGTTCATATACGTCCATCAGTTCCAGATGCTTAGAGTCCGTCTCTATTTTTCGCCGGGCGGCGTTCGTGGGCGTTTTTGCGCCGACAAGCCCGGCGGCGCCCATCAACTGCATCCACAGCCGCTTATACGATGTCGCGCACAGCGGCTGGTTTCCCTTAGAGGCAAAGACAAATTGATCTTCATCTGCCTGCACAGGCCGCATCAGATCCATATAAACTTTTGGCATGATCACTACGCGATCGGCTGCGGCGGTTTTTAGGTCGCTGATGGTCGTTTTCCCGCGGACATAAACCACGTCTCGCAGGATCCGTACCATGCCTGAACCCCAATCAAAATCGCGCCATTGCAGCCCTAATGCCTCGCCGCGGCGCAAACCCAAGTAATACAGCGTCGCCAGGAAGCGCCCATTCTCGCAGGAGGAGATAGCTCGCAAAACCGCTATCGTCTCGTTGTTGGTAAGGGCGCGCCTGGATATCTTTTTTGCCGCTTTGGGCTTGGTTAGGCCGGCGGTGGGATCGCGCGGCACCAGGCCATCCGCAAAGGCTGTGCGAAAAATCGATCGAATGATCATGTACAATTTATCGATCTGCGACGCGCTATGCCCGGAGTAGCTGTTTAGCCACCGGCGGATATCGTCTGCACTGATGGCCCGCAGGTGCCGGTTTCCAAAAGCCGGCAGAACATGGGTATTCAGGTTTGTGCGATAATTTTCCACCGTAACACTGCGTGCATTTGCCTGCCGCGCCGGGAACCATGATTCCGCAACATACCGTCCGAATAGCATATCGCGATTTGTGTTGATCCCATCAATGTAGTACGCCACCACTTCCCGCCGGGCGGCCTCCAGCTCGGCCTTCGTCTTGCCGGAAATCCACTTTACGATATCCTTCCCGTCCGGCCCGACGCCAACTTTGATCTTCGTGCGGTATAGGCCGCTTTTCTGTTTTTTTGGCATAGCTATCCCTCCGTCTACTGGGGTACAAACTGTACCCGCTTAACCGTCTACGATTTGTCACCGGTTGAAAGCAGTTCCATATATAAGCTCAGTTCCGTTTGACCATCTTCGTTGGCTGCCTTAATCCACTTTGCACACACGTCTGGCTTTGGCACATAGTCACGCGGTGCGTGAATCGCGGATGCGCTAGTTGCATCTGGCATGCACTTTGCGCACGGTTTGTATCCTTCGCGGCGCGCCGACGCCAAGAGCATTTCCTTCTGTGGGCCCACACCCGCACAATTTCTGCGCGCGTGATACATCCCTCCGGAGCTGTAAACATATACTGCGCGCTGCTGGCGCAGCTTTTCGGGCGGAACCTTTAGTACGCTAGCAATCATCCCTAGCACCTGCCAGCGACGGCGCATTTCGATCAGCAGCATAAACGATTGATCCCGCGCCGCCTGGCGTTGCGCTTCCAATTCGGCAATTTGAACGTCGCGCACTTTTCGCAGATTTTCCGCTTCCTCCCGCGCTTTTCGCAGCCCGACGTTCTGCCAAACCAGGACTACAACTGCAGCCATGCACAAAAACAGCAACCACCACGGAACCATAAAAATCTCCTCTTGCCCATTTTGATCATCGCTCGTGCCAAAAACTGTACTTGCATTTGTATTTGAGTTTGTTTTGTCTGCATAATCATATGGGCATATCCCATTGGTATGCAAATGCGCCGGATAACCGTGATGGTAGTGATATGATCCTAAACCGCTGACATTGTTGTTATCTTTATGCCCGCCGCTACTGTCCGTGCGGCCGGAATGCGCCACAGCAACCGTGGCGCACAGCGCAAGGAACAGAACGAGCACAGCCACGATCACTTTGCGCATACTATGATTCCTCTATGGCATCGATTTTGATATCGCTATAGCCGTCCTGCCACTTCACGTGCGTCAGCTCGTGCCGCAGGGCAGCAGATTGTGTTTCTCTAGAATCTTTTATATTTATATAAATATTTGCAAAACCATCGGCGTCGAATACAGTAACGCCATGCACTTCTGCTGGCAACGGCACCATTCGAACACAAAATTCATTCATCATCGTCGTATCCGCTCTCCTTCTTTAACGCTTCGATGATTCGAACTGCCCGCATTAGATCCTCTTCTGTCGCTTTTTTTGATGCCATAAACAGCATTCGCATGCCGGGCCTGCGTCTCAGCTCTTCTCGCAGCCGCCAGATTTCGTCATCATCATTTTGCTTGGCATCCGATGCAAAAAAATCTTCTAATGTAATCCCCATGCCGTTGCACAGTATTTCCAGCGTAGCAGTTGTTGGGGCGGCTTCGCCGCGTAAAATTCGGCTGATCATGGTCTGCGAACCCCCGGAAAGCTCCGCCAACCGTTTCGCAGACGTCACGCCGTTTTTTCGCATCATAGTCCTCAAGCGACTTGCTATATCCATTTCATCACCCCCTGTATATAAGCATTATAATGCTTGAAATGTTGAAAATCAAGTGTTAAATTAGCACTTTATGACTTGACTATGTAGTACTTTAGTGCTATACTATAGCCATCAAAGGGGGGACGCAACGTGAACCAACTGAAATCGAAGCGCGTGAAGATGGGGTGGTCGCAGCAACGCTTGGCAGACGAAAGTGGCGTTGGGCAGACCACGATCAGCGCGATTGAACGCGGGGCGATGATACCGACAATTGAGATTGCTATAAAAATTGCACGCGCTATGAAGTGTTCGATTGACGAATTGTTTATAAAGGAGGCTGCACAATGACCATTCTCCGTTCCCCGGGCGATTTCGCCCGAATCATTGTGCCAAGCGGCACAACATTGCAAGCGATTAAAACCACGCTGGCGGCCCTTGTGGCCGCGGATAAGGGGAAACGTTCATGAACAGTACCATCATTACAAGCAAGGAGCAGGTTGAACTCTACCGCGACGCCGCTATGCGGTATGCATCGAATGCCTATGATGCGCACAAGGCGCAGATGGCTGCAGAAAAGTACGCTGCAGAGCTAGAAGCCGAAATCAACCACTTGAAGGCGAAACTGTACGATTACATGGTGAAGGAGGGCAACCAATGAGCAGACTTGACGACATGCTGGAACGCTACGGCGAAGCGGCGACCTACACCAAAGCGGCGCGCATCATCGGGCGCAGCGCGCAGACGGTGAAGCACATGCTGGAGGACGGCAGGCTGAAATACGCCTGCGAAGGAACCATGGTCGATGTGCGCTCCATCGCCGAGTACATCGAGCGGCCCAAAGAGATCGATTTCGAAGTGCGCCTGGCGCGCAGGCGCGAGAAGGCGGGTGTCGAATGCGAATGGCATGTATAAAGCTGCTGCTGGGCTACATTTGGAACAGCCTTATGCTGCGATTTTGGACGGCCGTTGTCCGCGCCGCCCAGGGATGGAGGAAACCATGAACACACTGTACGAGCAAATCAAAGAACTGGAGCAGACAATTTCCGCGTTGGAAGAGGCGCGCGACAGCGCGGAGGAGGCCGCGGAATTGCTGCAGGAGGCGGGCCTCCAGCAATTGGCGGAGACTGTGAGCGACTTTGCGCAGGAGATCGCTTGCGAGATGGATCCATTCGTGCGCGAACTGAGTGAGCTCTATGCGCGCGAGCGGGAAGAAGTGTACTGGGATAACCAAAGGGACTTATAGGGGGAAGAACCATGTTGCATCTATTGGTTTTTTGCGTAGGCGCGCTCACTGGTGGCACATTTGCCTGGATCTGCAATGCGCGCATCGCCGAGCGGGACGAGGAAGCGGCGGCCAAGCGCGCGCGGCTGGTGCAGATCCACCTGCAAGGGCTGCACGACGCGATTCGCGATCTGGTGGCCGCGGACAAGGAACAGGGCGTGAGCCCTGCGGAGAAGGCATTTTTGCGCGAGCTGCGCGCGCGCTACGCCGCGCAGGCGGAGGAGGGCAAGCCGTGCAAGTCCTAGCATCCACGGCGGGCATGGAGCGCGCGGCATGGCTTAAGCTGCGCCGCCAGGGCATCGGCGGCAGCGACGCCGCCGCCATCCTGGGCCTGAATCCCTACAAATCGCCGCTGGCCGTTTACGCGGACAAGCGGGGTTTAACCGATGACGCGCCCGATACGGAAACCCTGCGGCAGGGCCGCGATTTTGAGGCCTACGTAGCGGATAGGTTCGCCGAAGAAACCGGCAAGCGCGTGCGTAGGTGCAACCAGATCTTGCAGCACCCGGATCACCCGTGGATGCTGGCCAATGTGGATCGCCTGGTCACGGGCGAACGCGCGGGCTTGGAATGCAAGTGCGTGGGCATCGGCAACAGGGTGGACTTCGAAGGCGGCGCAGTGCCCCCAACGTTTTACTGGCAGTGCATGCACTATCTGGCCGTTACGGGGCTGGACCGCTGGTATCTGGCCGTGCTGCCGCTTGGGCGATGGGTAGCGCCCTATATCTTCGAGATCGCCCGAGACGAAACCCAAATTGATGAGCTGACTGCCCGCGAGGAAGCGTTTTGGACGGATCACGTGCTAGCGGGCGTGCCGCCCCTGCCCATGGGCAGCGAGGCGGACGAGGCGGTGCTCAGCCTGGTGAGCGAGCAGCATGGCCAGGATGAGATTGTAGCCATCCCGGAGATGGATGCAGACCTCGACCTCATGGCCGCGCTGCAGGCAGATAGAAGGGCGCTGGACGCGCAAATTGAGGCCATCGAGCAGCGCGTGAAAATGCGCATGGGCGCGGCGGAGCGCGCGAGCGGCAACCGCTGGCGCGTGGACTGGAAAAACGTGGAAACCCGCAGGCTGGATGCCAAGCGCCTGCAGGCGCAGCTGCCGGACGCGTACCAAAAGTTTGTAACCACCACAAATTCCCGGCGCTTCAAAGTTACGCCGGTGAAAGAAAAGGAGTAAAATCATGGCAGAGATCAGAAGGCCCACGAGCGTGGGCGCGGAGCTGGAACCCCGGAAG